TTTATTTTCTGTTTTATTTTCTGTTTTATTTTCTGTTTTACTATATAGTTCAGACATATTGAATTATATGATATATAATTCAATTAGAAATTATTGTCTCATTTTTCAAGGTTTTCTTGTATATACGTTAAAGCAGTCGTCATAGGTATAAACGCAGATTCAAAATTCTTAAACATATTTGTATATTCTGTTTTATTTTCTAAATTAGATACTTGTAATACCTGAACGTTACGTCTTTTTATATTATTTATAATCATATTCGTTTCATTACGCGTTGTATTAGGAACAACCGACATTTTAAATACACTTACAGGCAATATAGCATCATTCTTATCTGTGCTATATAATACATTATACAATTTTTCATCTGTTTCTGTGTTATAATTTTTAACTTCAATATTAATACAACCATTTATACCATTCATACTTAATTTCGATTTATTATATTCGTCCTTTGCGTATTGCTGCCTCGTTAATACAAATACTACCTTGTCTTCCAACTCGCCCAATAGAGTATTACCTGTAACACATCTTTCACATTGAACCGTCTTTGTCAGTCCTTTTTCTACACCTACCGACATTTCATTCATTTTTTTCTCAATTGATGATATACTATCAGAATAAGCAGAATTTTCAGATTTCAATTTACCAACGTCGTTCTGTAATGTTGTATTTTGTAAGTTTAACAACGCTTCACTATTTCTTAATATATCTATCTTACGCTGAATAGATGGTAGTGCACCAACTACCGGTTCGGTTTCTTGATTCTTAATAAGTTCTATTTCTTTGTTTTCCTTTTCGGCATCTTCATTTATTTTATTCAAATCTGATGTTTCTTCTTCAATACTCTCAACCTCTAATTTCTTTAGAATTTCTTCTTCCTCCGCTATTTTGTTTTTTCCAGACGCAATAACAGTTACAAGTTCCTTCTTTAATATTTCTTTTTTTGTATCACCGAGTTTCTTTTCAAAACCGTCTAGTTTCTTTTTCATTTTATCGATTTTTTTTTGTTGTTTCTCTATCTTATCATATACGTCTCCATCTTCCATACCCTCCCTTGCATCAGCATTATTGCCTTGGTATGCAAGTTCAAGTGATGTTAGATTTTCATATAATTCGTTTTCAGTTCCTAAAATAGCATCATTATTTGTGAATGATTCATTTGATAATTTTTTTACACTTTCATCGGTGTCTTTCTTAAAACCGTTTATGATTTCCATAACATTTTTCTTTGTGTCACTCAATAGTGTTTTAACTTCACCGGGTTTATTATATAATTCATCTTCGTTAAATGTATCAAGAATAAACTTATGTATGTTATTATAAAAGGATTCGGAACCACTTGACGTAACACGAATATTTATAAAAAGGGGCATATTTGGGTTCTGACTCAGTTTTTTAGATGTTTTACACACTTTTAGCACCTTATCAAACCGGATTGTTTCCGACGCGAATGGAACACCACCATTATCAGTAATATTAAAATCCAACCATCTCACTCCTTTTCTAAGAAGATTTTCAATATTTTCAGTAGACGCGACACCATCCAATGTAACAGAATCGGATGATGCAAATATGCACAAATTTTTCAATGGTTCTTTCATTATTGTATCCGATGTATTTTTTATATCTTTATTTTCCAACCCCTCGCGCTGCAATTCGCTCCTCTCACACATAAGTGTGTAAATAACAAATAATACTACAATTATAATTATTGCTATTAATAATTTTATGAGATTATTGGTCATATATTACTATACTATAAAGTAATATAAATTGTTCGCCTAATATATATATAATCTATTATGGCAGGTGGATTACTAAATTTAATAGCAGAAGGTAGTCATAATATTATATTAACCGGAGAACCCACCAAGACATTTTTCAAGGTCACTTATTCTAAATATACCAATTTTGGACTACAAAAATTTAGACTTGATTATGACGGTATGCGTGAATTAAGAACAAGCACAGACTCTACGTTTAAATTTAAGGTTAAACGCTATGGTGATTTATTGATGGATACATATTTGGTAGTTAATCTACCTGATATATGGAGTCCTTTTTATAATCCTTGGGCACTTCCAGATGCTTCTGGTAATCTAAATAATTGGCAATATACCGATGGACGATGGGCGCCCTATGATTTTAAATGGATTGATAATATCGGCACACATATGATAAAAGAAGTGGAAATTACTTGTGGTTCTCTAACACTACAAAAATATACCGGTGAGTATTTAGCAGCGATGGTTGAGCGCGATTTCAATAGTGAAAAGAAGAAATTATTCAACGAGATGAGTGGAAATTTAAATGAACTTAATGACCCGGCATTTTCAATGGGACGCATTAACACCTACCCTTCTGCGTTTTACACAAATAATGCAGTCGGTGCCGAACCATCTATAAGAGGTAGACCCATTTATATACCTATTAATACGTGGTTTACGCTGGATAGTAAATGTGCTTTCCCGCTCGTTTCGCTACAATATAGCGAACTAGAAATATCAATTACTCTGAGACCCATTAAAGAGTTATTTGTTGTCCGCGATGTGTTTGACGCTGCTAATGAATTTCCTTATGTTGCACCAGATTTTAACGAAGACCGCTTTCAAATGTATAGATTTCTACAAACACCACCGCACCCTAAAGTTAGTAGTGAAAAATACGAAACGAAAATTAATACTTGGAACGCAGATATTCACATGATATCAACATACGGATTTCTTTCAAAAGACGAGGCACAATTATTTGCTATGAAAGAGCAAATGTACCTCGTGAAGGATGTATTTCGTTACGACTTCCAAAATGTTACTGGTTCAAAGAAATTAAATTTGACTTCATCTGGTATGGTTGCTAACTGGATGTTTTATTTACAGCGCAATGATGTAAATATGCGTAATCAATGGTCAAATTATACAAATTGGCCATATGGACGACCACCCGTAGCAATAGATAATGCGATTTTAGATATTTCTAATAATAATCATTTCCCAAAATCGTTTAGAGATGAACTTTTTGATATTGGTGTTACAACCGGACCCAGGCAGGACCCGAAATCTGAAAAAAATACTGGTTTTTTCATGACCGGAGATTTCAGAGTAGAAAACCACAAACACATTCTACAGACTATGGGTATATTATTAGATGGTGAATACCGAGAAAATACAATGACCCGTGGTGTATATGATTATATTGAAAAATATGTTCGCACCAAAGGGTATGCAAAAGAAGGTTTATACTGTTATAATTTCTGTCTGAATACTGATCCATTTGAATATCAACCATCGGGTGCCATTAATATGAGTAAATTTAAATCTATTGAGTTGGAAATCACTACACATGCACCCGCTTTTAGTGAGGCGAGTGATTTTACCCCGGTTTGTAACGATGATGGTAATATTATAGGAACAAACAAATCCAGTTGGAGACTATTTGATTATAATTATAACTTAACGGTTTTTGAAGAACGTTATAACATACTCTCTTTTGTTTCTGGTCAATGTGGAATGATGAATGCGAGATAAGGATTTAGTGTATTCGCCATTTACTATATATTATATTATCAATATATAGTAACTCAATAGTATGTCCTCTGTGGATACAAAATGGAAGAAAAAAATTAAAGGTATAAATAATAAAGAAGGTTTGGAAAATAAAGCAGAAAATAGTAAGACAACTCGTGACGAAAAGGATGAAGCACAAACAAAAATGCTGGACGAACTGAAGAACCGACTTAGAAATATACAAAATAAACGTAAGGGATTTACAAAATTACCACATTTAACTGATATTAAAGACGAGAGTGACCATAAAGAAGAGTTCAAGGAAGGCGAGACCAATCTAGAGGATGAGGACGAATCCGCCGAAGATAAGGAGGGAATGGCGAATAATAAATATCCACACGGTGTTATATTGGGTGTAAGTTATATTGCATTCTTAATTGCATATCTACAATTATATCATTTAAATTTTAAAGAGAGTATTAAATCAAACTTTCCTGAGTTATACACAGACGAGAAGTCGACAACGCCGCTGGACGAGGATGAAGATAAATTACCCCGCGAATTGGGTGCTATATCCGCGAATATACTGGATTCTCTTACCAAAACAATTGGTAGTTACGTCTGGAGCGATGAATACACAGATATCAAACACAATTTATTTTTAAAATATATGAACTATGTAGCGCGTTTCGGAATGAAATACCTATTTATCCCCACACATGTTGTTGTAGCCATTACTCAAAATTTAATACCCAATTTAACATTGGTGCCTATTATAAACAAAATCACATTTCCTATATTATTTACCCTTTTATTCTTGGCGTTCTATGCTGCTACTTTTACAAATAAAATAGATGGTGTTTCTAAAAAACGCGAAGCCGGAAAGAAAAAAAAGTGGGAAGGGTGGGATTGGTTTGTCAAATATTACGCAACGATTCCAATTTCTTATTTTGTAATGGTCGCCATTATTATTATTATAGCATATGGACTTGACATTAGCAAAGAATTTCATGATGGAACGTTTTTTAAGGACGGAGTATTCGCCGCTATTGCGAAATCGCTGGTTGCTATATTTTCTATAAGCATGAGCGTTGTATTATCTGGATTTTCTGCTATACCACTTGGATTTTTTGCCCTTTTATGGATTGTTTTCCCAGAGGGATCCGGAAAACCTCCCGGGGGTATAAACTGGTTTGGTTTAAACAAGTGGAGTAACGCAATCCGCGATAATTATTTAGTACCCGAATGGGATAGTTGTGAAAAAAGTGTAGCAAAAAAGTGGGGTAAATATTTATTGTGTAAAGCGTGGAATAATAAAATATTAATATCATTTTTCTTTATTTTAGATATTGTACTAAAATTGTCATTCGGCAACGGTAACTTAATGCATGGAAAAGAGTTTTTTCATGAAAATTCGGGTTCGTGGTGGTGGTGGTTGTGGATTGGTATGCCTATTATTTCCATTTTCTGGACGAACCCTGATATTATGGGTATTAATAACTACACTACAACAAGAGAAAAAAATTTATTTAGTTACTTTTGGTCGCATGGTCGTGACGCAGTTATATATTTTAAAACAATAATGAGTAGCACACCAATACCAACACCAACAACCTCACCAACACCACCAATACCACCAACACCAACCTCACCACCACCAACACCACCACCAACCTCACCAATACCAACACCACAATAGTTAAAACATTAATATAATATAAATTATAACTTAATATAATTATTACTATAATAAAAAAAATCATTTAGAATTTAAACGCTATAAATTCTAAATGGGTAAAAAAACAAAGGTAAAAAAGGTGTTGCCCTTTGTATCTATTTGTACTCCCACATTCAATCGTCGCCCATTCATTCCAATAATGTTTGAGTGTTTCCGTAATCAAAATTATCCCAAAGATAGAATGGAATGGATTATAATTGACGATGGAACTGATAAAATTAAAGATTTAATCGACGCAGCAAATATTCCCCAAATAAAATATTTTCCATATGATACCAAGATGACACTCGGTAAAAAACGTAACGTGATGCATGATAAAACAAAAGGAGATATTCTTGTATATATGGACGACGATGATTATTATCCACCAGAGCGCGTTGAACACGCCGTTGCAATGTTATCAAAGAGTAAGGCGATTTGTGCAGGTGCCAGTGAATTATATGTATATTTTAATGGCATTAATCAAATGTGGCAATGTGGTCCTTATGGTCCCAATCACGCAACAGCAGGAACTTTTGCGTTCAAACGTGAGCTCTTAAGTAAAAGTAGATACAACGAAACTGCTTGTTTAGCAGAGGAGCGCGAATTTCTACACGGATACACTATACCATTCGTTCAACTGGAACCAAGCAAGACAATCTTGGTATTCTCGCACGAACATAATACATTTGATAAACGTAAATTACTTAAAAATCCACACCCCGATTTTATGAAACAATCTGATAAAACGGTAGCGAAGTTCATAAGAAAGGATTCGGAGGAACGCATTAAACAATTTTTTACCAAAGATATGGATGTTGTTTTGAAAGATTATGCACCTGGTGACCCAATTAATAAACCAGATGTATTAAAACAGACAAAGGAAATTGAAGAAAAACGTAATAAAATAGAAGCAGAACGCAATGCACAACAACGAGATAATGGACCAATTATTGTACAAGAACCAGGGAAACCACCTGTAGAATTAAAAAGTAGTGATGTGATTAAGTTGATAAATGGACTACGGGACCAATTAAAAACAACAATTATCAAACATAATGAATTACTCGAAATCAATGGACTAATGCAGAAGAAACAAATTACGATGAAGAAAGATTACGACGAAGAAATAGAGAAATTAAAAGCGACCAACGAAGAATTAAGAGGGAAATCGTCACTATAATTCAATAATTAGTTAAATATAATTATTGAAATCATTCATTTTTATCGATATAACGATAAATTCGCCGCACATCTAATTTTGATATATCTAAATCATTAAATGCTGTGTTTGTCTCGTTATCATTCAATTCCCAATAATCATCAAAATTTATATATCTCAATTTTTCCAAAAACGAAAATAAATCGCGACGGTCCATGTCTAATTTTTGACACATCGTAAATATAAATTGTTGGTTATTGTATTCGGTTGAGTATTTTGTAAGAACTTTGGTAAAACGAACTTCGGTAGGTTTAAATTTATTTTGTGTGTTTGGTATATTTTCATGGTATATATAATTACTATGAAATGTTTTATTCATTGAACTCATTTCATTAAATTGCCATATCTGGTGCTGGAATGTTATACGATCCATATAATCAGAAAAACAAAAATTATTCAGTATTTTTAAATAGGTTGGGATTGATTTTTCAATACTACTTTTATTTAACATATCTATTATATTTTCATGCCATAATAAAGCAACGATTGTTCGGTCGGTTTCATTCATGAAATTATTATGCTTGTCTATAGGAACATTATTATTTATTAATAGTTTTGTTATTTGCTTCGAGTCTTCGTTATAATATTTTGTATGTAATATATCATTCATCGTCGCGTCATCCAAATTACTATTATCTGCTATACATATCTTCTTTATAAAATTAAGTTTCCGTAAATCGCCTTGTATATATTTTAATGCCTTATCCATAATACTCGGTTTTAATAATTTTTCTGGCATGGTTGATTGTATTATGTTCTTCATCTCTTCATCGGTTGCTGTTTTTAACTCGAATGAATTACACACCTTCATCAGTTCTTTCATTTTTTTATCACTATAATAATTTCCTATACATATAATCGGGTTTAATGTTACATTTTCTAATTTTTGTTTTTTTGTCTTCTTTTGGCGTATTAATTTAATCAACGCTGTTATGCCTCCCTTATCGCCGCTATTCATACCGTCAATTTCATCCATTACGATTGCTATCTTGGTCTCTTTTTTATACATCATATCCAGAACATTTCGTGTAGAAACATTATTACTTGTTATTGTGTCTATTAACGAACGATTTCGTATATCTCCGGCATCGTATTTAATAACATCATAATCAAGATCTTTTAATATATTCGTCACAAATTGCGTTTTGCCTGTTCCCGGCGCACCGTATATATAAAACCCTTTTTTAAACGTCGCATCGTAACATTTTTCTTGAAATGAACCAAGAATCTCTTTTATTTTACTTTCAGTATCGCTTCTGTGTAATAATTTATTAATATTTTCCATATAGATTACTATAATGAAAATATTTATATCTATATACATTTGTTTCTAACTATCTATCTGAAAGAGCTGAAATCTGATGTTATGGGCATATAGTTAGACCCCCCGCGTTTTGATAATAATCCATTATACGTATAAGGATCCATTCCGCCTGGTTGGTTACCACCTCTCACATATTTCCTTGTTCTTAAGTCGCCATTACTTCCAGACGCATATCCTCCAGAGTTGGCGTATTGTGTATCTACAATAAAATCTGCTGTTCCTCCCGCTAAATCCTTTCCTAATTCTACGGCACCCGTCACAACCTCTCTTCCCAAATCTACCGCTCCGGTGGTAGCAGATTTCACACCAGAAGCAGCATCTCGTCCCAAACCTACCACTCCAGTGGTAGCATCTCGTCCCAAACCTACCACTCCAGTGGTAGCATCTCTTCCAATATCTGTTGCACCAGAAACAGCATCTCTTCCTATATCCGCTGCACCAACCCCTAATCCTGCACCAGTAACAATTGCTTGTTCTGCAAGACCACTTGTTTTATCTATAAGATTATTCGCTACGCTAGCACTACCATTACCATTACCATTACCATTACCATTATTATTACCACTTCCACTGCCGTGTTCGTGTCCGTGTTCGTGTCCGTGTCCTTTCCCCTTGTCGTTATTGCTATTTTTTAATTTACCATCATTTTCATTACAACTTGGACACGCCATGGGTACATAATCAGTCTTCAGCATATAATCCTGAGACATCGGTTGGGAACCACCAGACCCACTTCCTCCATCGGCGTTCCAGTAGTGGAACCACTTCCAATATTCACTCATAGCGGAACCACTCAAGTCGGTTTCGTCATCTTCGTCGTCATTTTCTTCTTCTTCTTCTTCTTCTTCTTCGCCTGGTGTATAATTAGGTGCTGATGATGCCACGGGTTGTTCACGGGTTTTATCAATGTACCTTAGTGTTTTTAGTAATTTATATCTATTTTTTTCGCCTTCACCTTTATTTGTTAGCGCAAGAATTACTGTTTCTTTCTTATACGATATCATTAAAACTTGCAATTTTCCGTCTCCGGTTTGGAATATCTGTACTATTGGCAATGCGGGGCGATCATCGCCGGGGTCGTCACTTGGAACATACTCACTACGAACGAATGAGTCCTCCATAATTTGTTGGCCTAAACGGTTATATATATCCCAATTTTGCGTGTTATCATTCTCATCCTCGCCAGTCTCAAATCCTTCCAATTCTTCTTTTGTAAAACGATTATTGAATAGTGTGAAACCTTCAGGAGGGGATTCCAATAAATCTGCAGCAGTACGTAAAGCTCCCGCAGCATTGTATAGTATGGTCTGTAAATTTGTTTCTGTTGTTGCATATGCTTTTGCATCTGTTGCAACTGTTGTATCTATGCCTGCTGTTGCTAAAGCTTCCGCAACTGCTGTTAAAGCTGCAACAGCTTCGGTTACTGCGCTATCCGTTGCATCTGTTGCATCTGCATCATATGCATCTGCTGCAACAGATGCATCATCTGCTGCATCTCGTGCTCGTGCTGCTGGTGTTTGTTCCTCGCCACCCTCCTCGCCTGAGCCATCGCCATCGCCTGAGCCAGCAGCAGCATCAACGCGCGCAGGTCCACTCCCCTCCTCCCCCCCCGGATTAATGGTATTCAA